TTTTAATATAACTAGATCACAGAGATGTGATGGAAAATAGTTGATGAGTTGTTTAATTTTAAGAATTTTTATCTTAATTAAGGAAGGAGTGATTTCAATGGCACAAGATATCATTTCAACAATCGGTGACTTAGTAAAATGGATTATCGACACAGTGAACAAATTCACTAAAAAATAAGATGAATAATTAATTACTTTCATTGTAAATTTGTTATCTTCGTATAGTACTAAAAGTATGAGTTATTAAGCCATCCCAACTTAATAACCATGTAAAATTAGCAAGTGAGTAACATTTGCTAGTAGAGTTAGTTTCCTTGGACTCAGTGCTATGTATTTTTCTTAATTATCATTACAGATAATTATTTCTAGCATGTAAGCTATCGTAAACAACATCGATTTATCATTATTTGATAAATAAAATTTTTTTCATAATTAATAACATCCCCAAAAATAGATTGAAAAAATAACTGTAAAACATTCCCTTAATAATAAGTATGGTCGTGAGCCCCTCCCAAGCTCGCGGCCTTTTTTGTAATGAAGAAGGGATGAGTTAATCATCATTATGAGACCCGCCGTTAAAATTTTTGAATAAGTCTAATGTTGGAAAAGGTCAAAAGAATAATCAATTTAATTAAGAAAATCATTCATTTGCAAAGGGCGAAATGGGTTCTTACTGAGTTATCTATTATAAAAAATAAACATAGACTTATGAAAAATCTCTCATAAATCTATGTTTAGTCATGACATGTGTTAAATATTATTTCGGGCGCTTCTTATTTATACAAATCTAATTTAATACTTTTAAATACAGGTATATTTTCGCGTTGCTGTTCTACTTCATTTAAGTTTAAATCTACAGTCAAAATATCTGCGGATTCATTTAATTCTCCAACTAAATCTCCATTTGGGTTTATAACTATCGAATGACCAGCATATTCTGTGTTACCATCGAATCCAGTGCTATTAGTTCCAATGACAAACATATTATTTTCAATTGCACGTGCCTTTAGTAATGAATGCCAATGTTGAAGACGTGACATAGGCCATTGCGCCACATAAAATGCAATTTTAGCACCACTGCGAGCAGGATATCTTAATAATTCTGGAAAACGTAAATCATAACAGATAAGTTGGGTCACATAAGTACCGTCAGACAATTGAAAGGGTTCAGCTACGTTTTCGCCAGCAGTTAAAAATTCATGCTCTCTTAACATAGGAACTAAATGAACTTTGTCGTATTCATTAATTAGCTGGCCACTTTTATTCACACTAAAAGCTGTATTAAATATTTGATTGTTTCTAATGTTAGAAACTGACCCAGCTACGATATCGACTTTATATTTTTCAGCTAAATGTTTAATAAATGAAAAACTTTGTCCTAGATTATTATCTGCTTTTTCATTTAAATGCTCTAAATCATAGCCATTATTCCACATTTCAGGTAAAACGACTACATCTACTTCAGCATTCATATTTTTTTCGAACCATTGCGTTATTTGAGCTTCATTTTTAGAACTATCTCCAAAAATAATCGGTAATTGATAAATTTGGACTTTCATAACATCACATCCTTGATAGATCTTATATATAACTTACTAAAAGTTATGTTGAAACGCAAAAAACGAGCCCAGGACATAAAATCAAAGTCCTAGGCTCTACAATGTTATATTGACAGTAGTTGATGGGGCCCCAACATAGAGAAATTGGAACACCAATTTCTACAGACAATGCAAGTTGGGGTGGGCTCTAACATAAAGAAATACTTTTTCTTTAGAAATTAGTATTTCTTATACATGAGTTTTACTCATGTATTCCTATTCTTAAGTGCACATTAGCAGCGGCTAATGTGTAAGAACTACTACATAATGAATAACTAATGATTCTTTATCATTTCTGTCCCATTCCTAACAATATATTGATTATTTTTTTATTACGAAACGATCTTCCACTGGATTAAATGTTTTTTCGCCAGCAGCTTCACGAATATCACCAAATGGCATTTGAGCAATAAGTTTCCAACTTTTAGGAATATTAAATTCATTTGAAGTCATCTCATCAACAAGTGGATTATAGTGTTGTAATGAAGCACCTATGCCTTTAGTAGCTAATGCAGTCCAAATTGCAAATTGATGCATGGCATTTGTTTGAGTTGACCATATTGCAAAATTATCATAGTAGTTTGGCATTTGTTCTTGTAAACCACTTACAACATCTTGATCTTCATAAAACAAAATTGTACCGTATGAATGTTTGAAGTTATCAATTTTTTGTTCAGTTGGCTCGAAATCACGATTCTCTCCCATGACTTCTTTTAAAATTGCTTTTGTGTTATCCCAAAATTTATTATTGTTGTCATTTAACAAGAGAACAATTCTAGTTGATTGAGAATTAAATGATGAAGGAACATGTTTAACTGCATGTGCAATCATTGATTCTAATTCGTCATCGCTAATTGATATCGAATCTTTCAAATTATATATTGAACGTCTTTCTTCCATTGCATTGTCAAAAGTCATTGCTTTTTTATCTTTTTTAAATAAGCCCATAATTATTGCTCCTTCTTTAGTAAAGAATACTTAATAGATTAAGTATAAAATTTATACTCGTACTTGTAAAGCAATATTTACGAAAATTTCAAGAATATTAATATTCATTTTCAAATTCCAAATATAAATGCATTTTCAACGCATATTTATTATACTTAGATTAATACTTACATGAAAAAGGGAGGTGTCTCGTGAAATGTCATATCATTGGTTTAAGAAAATGTTACTTTCAACAAGTATTTTAATTTTAAGTAGTAGTAGTTTAGGGCTTGCAACGTACACAGTTGAAGCAAAGGATAACTTAAATGGAGAAAAACCAACTACTAATTTGAATCATAATATAACTTCACCATCAGTAAATAGTGAAATGAATAATAATGAGACTGGGACACCTCACGAATCAAATCAAACGGGTAATGAAGGAACAGGTTCGAATAGTCGTGATGCTAATCCTGATTCGAATAATGTGAAGCCAGACTCAAACAACCAAAACCCAAGTACAGATTCAAAACCAGACCCAAATAACCAAAACCCAAGTCCGAATCCTAAACCAGATCCAGATAACCCGAAACCAAAACCGGATCCAAAACCAGACCCAGATAAACCAAAGCCAAATCCGGATCCAAAACCAGATCCAGATAAACCAAAGCCAAATCCGAATCCAAAACCAGACCCTAATAAGCCAAATCCTAACCCGTCACCAGATCCCGATCAACATGGGGATTCCAATCATTCTGGTGGCTCGAAAAATGGGGGGACATGGAACCCAAATGCTTCAGATGGATCTAATCAAGGTCAATGGCAACCAAATGGGAATCAAGGAAACTCACAAAATCCTACTGGTAATGATTTTGTATCCCAACGATTTTTAGCCTTGGCAAATGGGGCTTACAAGTATAATCCGTATATTTTAAATCAAATTAATAAGTTGGGCAAAGATTATGGAGAAGTTACTGATGAAGACATTTATAATATTATTCGAAAACAAAATTTCAGCGGAAATGCATATTTAAATGGATTACAACAGCAATCGAATTACTTTAGATTCCAATATTTCAATCCATTGAAATCAGAAAGGTACTATCGTAATTTAGATGAACAAGTACTCGCATTAATTACTGGTGAAATTGGATCAATGCCAGATTTGAAAAAGCCCGAAGATAAGCCGGATTCAAAACAACGCTCATTTGAACCGCATGAAAAAGACGATTTTACAGTAGTTAAAAAACAAGAAGATAATAAGAAAAGTGCGTCAACTGCATATAGTAAAAGTTGGCTAGCAATTGTATGTTCTATGATGGTGGTATTTTCAATCATGCTATTCTTATTTGTAAAGCGAAATAAAAAGAAAAATAAAAACGAATCACAGCGACGATAATCCGTGTGTGATTCGTTTTTTTTATTATGGAATAAAAATGTGATATATAAAATTCGCTTGTTCCGTGGCTTTTTTCAAAGCCTCAGGATTAAGTAATTGGAATATAACGACAAATCCGTTTTGTAACATATGGATAATAATTGGAACAGCAAGCCGTTTTGTCCAAACATATGCTAATGAAAAAATGACACCCATGCCAAAATAAACTGGAATAAATTTGAAATCATTATGTGCTAATGCAAATATTAATGAACTTACTGTTGTAGCAATAATAAATGCCACGATACGATTACCTTTAATCGCATTAAATAATTCTCCAAAGATTACTTTTCTGAATACATATTCTTCTAATAAAGGACCAATAATAGATACAAAGAAGATAAATATAGGTATTTTTCGAGCAATAATAATTAGCTTTTCTGTATTAGGACTTACTTGTTGTCCACCATAAATTTGCGTTAATACAATGCTCACTACCATTTGATAAATCATTACCAATGCAAATCCAAGCAATGCCCATGGAATGATATATTTTTTAGGTTCTTTAACTTCTAATTCTAATTTTGTTGGATTTTTAATTTTTAAATTAATTAAAATAATCGTCGTGGCGGCGATTAAAAATAGAACAAGTTGTATGTAAATGACTGCTTTAGTCAGTTCTATGCCACTATATTGTACAAATGGTAATTTTTTTACAATGAGAAGCGGTAAAAATTGAGACAATATATAAATAATAACAGTTAGCAATGATGCCCATAATCTTGTCATAATTTTCCTCCAAATATTTGTTTATAATTTATTTTATCGTAAATAACTTGAAGTTACAAAACTTAATTAAAAGGTTATGACTTGAAATTTTGACCAAATTTGATTATTATAAATGTATGTTAGCACTCTTTAATGTTAAGTGCTAAACTTTAGGTTTTTTAAGGAGGAACAATCATGCTAAAACCAATTGGAAATCGTGTGATTATTGAGAAAAAAGAACAAGAACAAACAACTAAAAGTGGTATTGTTTTAACTGATAGTGCTAAAGAAAAATCAAACGAAGGCGTTATCGTTGCAGTAGGAACTGGACGTCTATTAAATGATGGTACAAGAGTGACTCCTGAAGTGAAAGAAGGGGACCGTGTCGTGTTCCAACAATATGCTGGTACAGAAGTTAAACGAGATAATGAAACATATCTGGTATTAAATGAAGAAGATATTTTAGCAGTTATTGAATAATACAGAACTTAATTCATAGATAAATTGTAAAGAACGAAAATGAAATATGACTAAACAAATGGAGGTTTATCATTTATGGTTAAACAATTGAAATTCTCTGAAGATGCACGTCAAGCAATGTTACGTGGTGTAGACCAATTAGCAAATGCAGTTAAAGTAACGATTGGTCCTAAAGGACGTAATGTTGTATTAGATAAAGAGTTTACAGCACCTTTAATTACGAACGATGGTGTAACGATTGCTAAAGAAATCGAATTAGAAGATCCATATGAAAATATGGGGGCTAAACTAGTTCAAGAAGTCGCAAATAAGACAAATGAAATTGCAGGTGACGGTACTACAACTGCAACAGTATTAGCTCAAGCAATGATTCAAGAAGGATTGAAAAATGTTACAAGTGGTGCGAACCCAGTTGGTTTACGACAAGGTATCGACAAAGCAGTTAAAGTTGCTGTTGAAGCGTTACATGAAAATTCTCAAAAAGTTGAAAATAAAAATGAAATTGCGCAAGTAGGTGCGATTTCAGCAGCAGATGAAGAAATTGGACGTTATATTTCTGAAGCTATGGAAAAAGTAGGTAACGATGGTGTCATTACAATTGAAGAATCAAATGGACTAAACACTGAACTAGAAGTGGTTGAAGGTATGCAATTTGATCGTGGTTATCAATCACCGTATATGGTTACTGATTCAGATAAAATGGTTGCTGAATTAGAACGCCCATACATTTTAGTAACAGATAAGAAAATCTCGTCTTTCCAAGATATCTTACCTTTATTAGAACAAGTGGTTCAATCTAATCGTCCAATCTTAATTGTAGCTGATGAAGTTGAAGGCGATGCATTAACAAATATCGTGCTAAACCGTATGCGTGGCACATTTACAGCTGTTGCAGTAAAAGCACCTGGTTTTGGTGATCGTAGAAAAGCGATGCTTGAAGATTTAGCTATTTTAACTGGTGCGCAAGTGATTACTGATGATTTAGGCTTAGATTTAAAAGATGCATCAATTGATATGTTAGGTACTGCAAGTAAAGTAGAAGTAACTAAAGATAATACCACTGTTGTTGATGGTGACGGTGACGAAAACAGCATTGATGCACGTGTTAGCCAATTGAAATCTCAAATTGAAGAAACTGAATCTGACTTTGATCGTGAAAAATTACAAGAGCGCTTAGCTAAATTAGCAGGTGGTGTTGCAGTTATCAAAGTAGGTGCAGCAAGTGAAACAGAGCTTAAAGAACGTAAATTACGTATTGAAGATGCATTAAATTCTACACGTGCAGCAGTTGAAGAAGGTATTGTTGCAGGTGGTGGTACTGCATTAGTAAATGTTTACCAAAAAGTAAGTGAAATTGAAGCTGAAGGTGACATTGAAACAGGTGTAAATATTGTACTTAAAGCATTAACTGCACCAGTTCGTCAAATTGCTGAAAATGCAGGATTAGAAGGTTCTGTTATTGTAGAACGTTTGAAAAACGCAGAGCCGGGTGTTGGTTTTAACGCTGCTACAAACGAGTGGGTTAATATGTTAGAAGAAGGTATCGTTGATCCAACTAAAGTAACACGCTCAGCATTACAACATGCTGCAAGTGTTGCAGCAATGTTCTTAACGACTGAAGCGGTTGTAGCATCAATTCCAGAAAAAAATAATGACCAACCTAACATGGGTGGCATGCCAGGAATGATGTAAAAAGACCATTGAATACTGCTGTAGTAGCGTTTGAAATATTATATGGTCATAATTTGGTCATAGAAAATTTAAAATAAATCTTTTGAGACGTTTTCCATGAGTTTACTAAATTTTTGGGAAGCGTCTTTTTTGTATGAGTTCGTAATCTTAGCGTATATGTTCATAGTGGTATTTATATCTTTGTGGCGCAAGCGTTCTTGTATTTCCTTAATATGCACACCAGCCTCTATAAGTAATGCACAATGAGTATGACGAAATGAATGAGTGCTTATTTGTTTATTAGTTATATCAGTCTTTTTAAGTATAGCTTTTATCCATAATTGTAGTTTTTTAATTACGAGGGGGTAGCCGTTAACATCAGTAAAAACGAAATTATTATCTACATACAATTCGTTTTTCCATGTGTCCTGAACATCCACTTTATAGTTTTTAAGTAATTTAATCACATGAGGATCAACTGGAATTTTTCCGATTGAGCTTTCAGTTTTTGGTGTAAGTATTTGATATTGCTTTTTATTGTTATTTGGATTGTAATAAGTCTTTGTAATATTGATTGTGTTATTCTCAAAGTCTATATCAGACCACTTCAATGCCAATAATTCACCTGCACGCATGCCTGTATATGCTAATGTACAAAATACTTCGAAGCTATTTTGTGGTGAATGGTGATTTTTGGCAATTTCCAGGAATTGAAATAATTCATCTTTTTCAAGAAACTTTTTATATATCTCAGTATCTTCTAATTCTTCCACACTAACTTTCTTTTTAGGTCGTTTAATACCCTCGCTAGGCAATATTCTTATTAATTTCATATCATATGCGTACTTAAATATCATATTCGTAGAGGCTATAATGCTATCAACATAATTCTTGCTATACTGTGCGCTTATATCGTTTACAAAACGTTGATATTCATGTTTATTGATAGTTTGTATTGGTTTATTGTTAAAGCGTTCTATAGCATGATGTATGGCTTTCTCGCGTGCTCTGACACTGCTCACTTTTACCTCATTAGCATATTGTTTAAGCCAATCGTTAGCAACCTGTTTAAATGTGGATGTGGAGGGTGCGATATACTCGCCATTTCTTAATTGACGCTCAACCATTTCAGCGTGATGTTTAGCGTCTGATTTGCGTTTAAAACCTGAGTTTGAAATATATTTATATTTGCCCGTTTCTGCGTCTTTTCCTAGTGATATACGATAGCGCCATGTATTTCCGCGTTTTTCATAACTTGCCATTTGATCACCTCGATTAATATTCTTTAAAAAGATCACTAGATAAACGGCTATCAGTTTGTAAAATTTCTTTATGTAGAGTCGTACATTTTTCGCCTTTATTTGGAAAAAGCTCTTCAATATCGTCTATATTTTTTACTATTATTTCAGAAACATACCCGCTTAACTTTTGGTTAATTTTTTTAAATAACAAGTTTTTAAGGCCTGCAGATAAACTATCAACGTATTTTTTTAATCCGATATTTTCATCTTCATTTTTAATCGTGAAAATAAATCTATGTTGTGAATTAGTTATCTTTTCAGTTTCTTTATATGAGACGTCTAAGTCAAAATTTAATTTTTGCCTATTATCTAATTCGACGTCTACTAAAATTTCAAAGTCAAAATTTTCAATCGAAAAAGCGTGAGTAATGTTTGCAGTTACTTCAAATCCCTCGAAAACATCATTAATTTTATAATTCGGTTCTTCATCAAAAGTAAAGTCAAAATTGATCGGATTATGTTCAAAAAATTCTGAAGGAGATATGTGCAGATAACTACATAATTTATCTATAGCATCATATCTTATCATTTCAGAATCATTTTGTGCCATTGAAGTAAGTGAACTTCTTGCTATTTTTACATCTTTTGCAACACGAGATATTTTTAGTCCTCTTTCTGACAGTAGTTCAGACAATCTATTTCTAATCATTACAAACCTCCTAATTATGTTAATAATAGCATTTTTTTGGACGTTTATGTACAAAAAAATAAAAAATGATTGAGAAGTCAGTCGAAAAACTATTGCAAAAGAAAAACGATTATGTATAATAAAGTTATAAATTGATTGAGAAGTCAGTCAAAAACGAAGGAGGATTTTAATTATGACTATTTTAGCGAATACTAGAAAGTTTAAAGAAGCCATGTTCTTAAAAGGCTTTAATTTATCTGATTTATCTCGTGAAACAGGTGTTGGAATTTCTTATTTAAGCCAAATTATTAATGGTAAAAAGATTCTAAGCCCTAAATTAGCTAAGAAAATGGCAGAAGTTTTACAAGTTGAGGTAAATGAATTATTTGAATTTGAAGTAAAGGAGGCATAAACCAATGTTCAACATTAATATTGATGAAGATGAAGCACGTGAGTTACTTGAGCAGGCTATCAATGCACGTGTGGACGAATTAGCGAAAGAGAAATATTTTATGACTTACAAAGAGTTGTCTAACTATCTGAATTTAAGTAAGCCTACTATTGAAGAATTACTTATTAATAATGGCATGAAATATTATATGGTCGGATCTACGTACAGATTCAAAAAGTCTGATGTAGATGAATTCATGGAACAGCTTACTGCTCATATGAATATCCAGAATAACGACTTTAAACAAGTCAATATCAAAAAGTTATTGGAGGCAAGGCAATGAAAATGTACTTAACTTATATCTGCTTAGTTTCATTGTTAACAATATTATTACTAGCAATATCGAATATGTATGTTGCTTTTAGTGTGTACGGCATGATGATAACTTATGGATTTAATTTAACAGGAGAGATTACAACGTGCGAAAACAAGTGATTATTACAAAAACAGTAGTTGGCTGGTACAACATTAAAGATACTCAACATAATTTAATGTTAAATATACCGCCAAAAGTATTTGAACATTACTTTCCTGATGTTAGTAAAGATGTTCAAGTTGCGTGTTTAGAAATGGATTTATCAAAAATTACAGAAATTAAAAATAAGAAAAAGGTAGGTAGTTAAGATGAAAATCAAACAAAAATATCAATTATCAAAAGTGGTTAAAATATTAGAAGTAGTATTATACGAGGAAGATAAGTTTCAATCCGATAAGGACTATCATTATCAGGATAAAGCATTTTATGAATATGCTTTAAAGTTAGTTCATAATGGATTGTTCAATATTCTTGCTGAATTAGATTTTGAAGATGAAGTATTTTTAATTCTTGATGAAGTAACGATGACGCTAAGTGATGTCATGAAAGAAACACAACACGTTTATCGTTATAGTGTCATAGACGAAAAAGGTGAACATAAACATACAACAGATCGCAAAGGACACGTGATTGGAATGTTAGAGTGGGCATTAGATTACATTGTGGGAAATATTGAAGTGGAGGTATTATAAATGAATTGGGAAATTAATGATTTGTTTAGCGATTTGAAATTGTTGAAAGATAGATTCGAAGATTTAAAGGATAATCATGGTTGGCATTTTGAGGAGTTATATCCACATGAACCCAATCATAACTTAAATAAAGATGAATTAATTAGAGAGGGTGCTTCTTATCATGAGAGACGTATTCACAATAATCAAATGTTTGATTTATTCCATCTCTATATAGAGCAGTTCGATAAAATCATCGAAAAGTTTCATGAAATAGAAAAAGCATCATCTGAGAACTTTGGCGAGGAATCAGATGACGCAAAGAATTCAATAAAAGTAGCAGAGTAATATAGAAATTACACATTCTTATTATAACATCTTTGCTCTGTTGTTTCATTAAGAGGTGCAAAAAATGAATGAAATTAAATTAGAATATGACACACATGTTTCAGTGGTACATTATGAAAGTTTAGACTCACGTTCATTTAATAGCTTTTCAAAACCTAAATGGAGTAAGTTGGTTAATAAACTGTCTGTACCTATAGAAGCGAATTATAAGTATGCACGTGGTGTTGCTGTGTATGGTGATATTAAAGACGGTGCAAATGATCATGGTGAAATTATCAAAAAGCATCGCAATGACGTTAATGTCGTATACAGAGATGTGATTGTACTTGATTACGATGAAATAAATGATTTAAAGCAATTACATGAAGCAATCAGCTCAGCTTTAAGCAATGTTGCATGGTTTTGGCACACAAGTTACTCGCACAGAACTGAACAAGCTAGAATACGCCTGTATATCCCTCTAAATGAGCGAATAAGTGCAGATGATTATCGTAAATATTCAAAGGTATTAGCAAACAAAATTGGTCATAAAGTTGATGAAGGTTCATATCAGCCAAGTAGATGTTTTGCATTACCAGTTATTCAAAAAGGGCACATATTTATTAAGCGAGTGAATGACTGTCCAATTATCGATGTTGATATGCTCGAACAGTGGTCGAAGGAACTTGAACAATCAAATGCTAGTCCTAATGTTATAGGGTACACGCGACGTGATAGTGCGTACTGGCGTGAGTTAAGCTTTGGAACAACCGAAGGCAATCGTAACAATGCACTAGCTAGCTTAGTTGGGCATTTATTAAGATGTCGCGTTAATGATTATATTGTGTATTCATATGCTTTATTATGGGGGCAATTCGCATGTAAACCACCTATGAAAGAACAAGAAATCAACGCAACTTTTCAATCGATATTAAATAAACACTATAACAATTAGAAAGGGGCTTTGTATGGAAACAGGTAAAAGTGATGTACTTGATAAAATTGAAAAAATTAATAAAAAAGATAGTGCCTTACAAGAAATTATACCGAAAGGCTATGAAATTGAACATCATCAATGCGGTGTTGCTTTATATCAACTTATACCAAGTAAAAAAGAAGGCGAACCAGATAAAAAGGTTTTTATCACAAATACAATCCCTCAAATTACTGAACGCTTTGAAGATATTGAGAGTAACGAAGTCAGCTTTAATATGCTTTTCTATGACAATAAAACGCCTGTAAATATAGCAGTGAGCGCGGAAGAAATTTCAGATAGTCGTCAACTCTTGAAATTGGTTAATAAAAAGCTAGATGTAACATCGTCGACATCTACTAAACTTGTTGACTATATTAATGTATCTAAACGTTATAATCCACCATTAAATGTTAAAGTTGCAACGCGCTTGGGACATGTGAAAGGTTATTTTATTTATCCTTATCAAGAAGTGATGAAAGACAGCAATATCAAGTTGTTTAGTAATGATAAAGGATTTCAAAAGTTAATAGACTCTTTTCAAAGCAAAGGAACATTAGAAGGTTACTCTAAAAAAGTGTTCGGTCAAATAAAAGATCTACCAATGGTAATGGTTATGTTATATGCATCTTTAGGCTCAGTTTTATTAAGAGGATTTGGACTACAACCCTTTATTGTAGAAATATCAGGTAGTACATCCACAGGTAAAACATTCACACTCAACTTAGTATCAAGTGTTTGGGGAACCAGTGACCTTATTACGACATGGAGTTCTACTCAAAATAGTATTGAATCAATGGCATCATTTTTGAACTCATTTCCAATGTTTAAAGATGATACACGTAATACACATCCTAAGTTTGTTACCAGTGCCACATATAACTTTTCTAGTGGCGAAAGCAAATCAAGAAGTAATATTAATTTAACGCTAAATGCTAAAAAAGAATGGCGAAATATTTTAATTTCTACTGGTGAATCATCTATCGCAAATATGGCTGATGAAAAAGCGGGTGTATCAGCACGTGTAGTTACACTACAAGATCAACCATATCCAGATAATTTTGATTTTACCACATTAGACAAATCGTTTAGGGAGAACTATGGAACGTTAGGGTTGGCATTTATTAAACAATATGAGTCTAAAAAAGACGTGTATAAGAACGCTTTTGAAAGCTATCAACGGTATTTTAATCAAAAAGGTAGTAACGAAATCATGCAACGTTTAGGACGCGCCTTTGCGTTACTACAAGTTACCGGTGAGGTTTTGAATGATATTGATGGGTTTGAACATGACCATTTTAAAATTATTGAACAAGCCTATGACAGCATGGTTAAAAACAATAAGACAATTGATAAACCTAAGCAACTGTTAGAGGAACTATTACAATATTTAGATGCAAATAGAAATAATATCGCTGGTGATGGCTATAGTTCAGTCAAAAATGGTGACATCAAAGCTATATATAAACGTGATTATTTATGTATATTAGGTCAAACTGTACACGATAAATTAGGTCATGAAATGCAGACTATAACAGGTCAATGGGGCAAAAAAGGATATTTAATTAAAGGTGAAAAAGATCGCTTGCAAAAAAAGGTGAGTCACAAAAACATTAAGTATAGAGGATTTGCTATAAACAAAGAAATGCTTGAAGAATTAGGATTTGATTTCTCGAATTCTCATAATCCTTATTCAGATTATTAAATAGTTCCCAAAGTTCCCGATAAGTTCCCGCGAAAAACATACAAACGGGAACTATAAGACTACTTTAACCACAAGCAATTAAAGTTAATAGTTCCCGAAGTTCCCAATAAATAATATTATTATTTATTATTTGAAAACGAACAAATGTTGTTAGCTTTATACCATATATGATAGAAAATTTTTAACGGGTACAACGGGAACTAAGTTTATTTAAAGTTTATATATCAATGGTTTGACTAGTTCCCGATAAGTATTTTAAGTCGGGAATTCAACGGGGACTAGTTCCCATTTAAAAATATTGGAGGTAACACATGGATAAAGAGCAACTTAAAAAGTATATATACGATTATGTAAAAGAATATAAGGAGATACCTATATATCAGTTAGAAGATTTGTTTAAAGAAATGAATCATGACTATATAGGAAGAACTAGTATCACACACGATAAGGATGAGAATGTAGTGTTTTGGAGTGGATGGAACAAGATTACAATGTTTGCGCTGATTGAATTAGTTAAAAGTGAACAACTTGATTTAGTGTATAGAGGTAGTTATGTAATGCGTTATTTGTTGGATGGTAGAGTTCCTAACTTACCATTAGCTATTTGTTATCCAGAAGATGGACAACAAACGGACGTGCCCTCATGGGTGCCTATGGTATTAAGAATAAATAAAGAGGAGAAAATCAAATGAATATAGAAACTATCGTAAACCAATTTGAAACACGAGCAGGCACGTTATTAAGGTATTACACAGGATTATTAGAAAGTAGTAGAGAAACGCATTTCGCTTTCAAAATATATAATGATCCATTTGATATGGTATACGTGATGATGAAAGGTAAATTATACGGACATGTATATATTCAAGATTGCAAGGTAAGACAATCATTTGAATTAGCGTCACCTAAGCACACTGAGGGGCTTATAAGAAGCATAGAGAGGCATTATGTAGGTTATGAGTTACATGATGGCAAACAGCTTTCTATTAGCGATATGATGGCCAGTCAATTATTTGAAGATGAGTATTTTATGTATGGATTACAAACATATGCAGAATCAAATAATAGTGATGTGTTTGAGTACCTAGAAAATGGATTTGATACAGATACACTTGAGGGCATTCAGTCAAGTAATACTGATGTGATATCGAATATTGAAATGTTGTATCAGATAGCTACGGGAATCAATGAACCAGAACCAGAGTTAGTTGAGGGGTTGAGATTAGTAACTGAGTTTGTACAAGATGAGAATGCGACACAAGAGGATTACAAGGCTTTAGAACGTAAATTGAATGATCTAAAAGCGTCTTACTATAGCTTGAGTAAATAATGTTATGAGGGGTCACATGTAGTGTGTGGCTCCTAATAAAATACTACGATTTTATACGAGGTATAGCAGTTTAAAATGGTAAGGTTTTCGGAAGGTGTTGGCTTTTAAAATCGGAAGGTATACAGTCTTTGAGAATTGAAAAAATGGCAAGATTTGTGCAAGGTGTGCGAACTTTGTTAACGCTAATACAAGCTAAAGTTTGTGTTTTTGGCATAGGCCTAAAAGTTAAGTTTGTTCGCTGTTTGTTCGTGTTATTTTACCGAACTTAAGTTCTATATTAGGTTAATGTGAAAAGCCTAACGTTAAGTTTATAACATGATTTTATAAGTGTTATATATGATAAGCTAAACAATTGATAAACGCGCTATAAAGCGAACGTAAGTTTGTTTTAGACCTGTAAAAATGGTATAATTTAGGTATGAAATAATTAAAAGAAAGAGGTGTAGAAATGCAAAGTATCGCAGAAAAAGAGACGTATCATTTACCCACCGAACACCTGCAAGTTTTCAATGTGATAAAAAATACGTCCAATAAATATATTACTAAAACTAAAATCTTAAATCAATTGGGATATGAATATAATTCAAGCAATGAACGATGGTTACGAAGAGTAATCAATTCATTAGTATATGATTATGGCTATCCTATCGGATGCAGTTATAAACCTAGTGAACGTGGTTATTACATCATTACGACAGAACAAGAAAAGCAACAAGCGATGAGAAGTATTAAGAAATTAGCTGATGGCAGTATGAAACGCTATGAAGCTTTGAAACGAATTGAAGTGTAAAGGGGATAAAAATGAAAACTGAATCGTACTTTAAAGAATACAACCAATTTGTAATAGATCAACAAAAGGCTATACAAGAATTGGAACAAGAGCGTAATGCATTGGAGAGTAAAATAAAGTTAGATAAGTCCACATACAAACAGTTAATCATGGATGGACAAGATGATAAAGCAGATAACCTATATCAAGCAACAGATGCTGATGAAAAGAAACTAAAAGCACTTAATAAACGCTTAGAGACAAAGAAAAGTGTGTCGAAAGAAGTTAAATATCAAAAGACAATTGAATTATTAAAACATCAAAGCGAGTTGGCATCATTATATGAATCAGAAAAGCAATCAGCTTTAGGTAAATTAAAAAAGGTAGTCGATGCATATAATGAGATCATTGATGAAATAGAAGATATTAATGATAGATATGAAGATGAGCATCAGCAATATGCGAGTATTTATAGTCAAGAACAATTATATGATGATAAAGAGGCTAGGGAAGCATTGAATGGCTACTTTAGAGAAAATATATTTACATCATATATTAATGGTAATGATTTGCCATACGAACACAATAACAAGTTGTTTTTAAAATGCTAAAAGGAAAGGATAATTATATGGAAACAAAATACGAGTTAAATAATACTAAAAAGGTCGCAAATGCATTTGGTTTAAATGAAGAAGATACAAATCTATTAATAAATGCAGTTGATTTGGATATTAAAAACAATATGCAGGAGATTTCAAGTGAGTTACAGCAAGTAGAACAGTCTAAGCAAAAGCAATATGGTACAACACTACAAAATTTAGCTAAGCAAAACAGGATTATTAAATAGCAATGATTGCCTATCCAATTCGGGTAGGCTCTGTTTATAGGGGTGAACAAATGAAACTGCTTAAAACGAAGAATTGTTTATATTATCGTAATGGCGACAATAAACTATCTGAGTATCAACTATTAACGCAATTTAACCCAACTTTTATTAATAAAAAAATTAAGATGTGTGAATTCCAAATTGAAAGTATGTACCATATGAGTGCGTCGACCACAACATGTGATGAAATAATGGGGGTCGTGTCTGTCTCATATCCAATTGAAAAACTAGTTATCAAAATTATTGAAACAAAGGCAAGATTACAAAACTATAAAAATCGATCTATAAGTAATATGATGTTGTTGAAAACGGTACTAAATCATTATACGGAAAAAGAGCAGAAGCAAGTTGTAAAATATATGCGTTCAAATGGACGATATAAGCCCTACAACGTCATTGAACGCTTACAGGTTGATTTGTATCAAGCAAGTATTAAACAACGTTCAGAACGTCAAAAACAAAGAAATACAGCAATTGAAAATAGCAAGATTGCACGAGTAAATGCTTATCATCAATCTTCATATGTAAAAGTGGTGTAACAATGGATAAACAGCAAATAAAAGACTTCGTTTGTGATTATCATGAGCGAACTAGAAGTGATGTATTGATAGATGATGAAATAAATACTGATGAATTCTTTTCAATAGGTGATGAAAATTCTGACGAATTGATGACAGACGATAATGTCGATGATCATATCGTAAAGAATCACTTAGAAATGATTGTTGACCAAGTAGCAACCGATAAAGAGTTTTATATTTTTGACTCCCTTATACAAGGACGTAGTTATCAAGATATTAGTGGTGTCTTAGATTGTTCAGAACAATCTGTAAGATTTTGGTATGAAACCTTATTAGATAAAATTGTGGAGGTGATAGAATGAGTGAGTTAACGGCAAAACAAGCGCGTTTTGTGAATGAATACATTAGAACACTTAATGTGACACAAAGTGCCATAAAAGCAGGCTATAGCGCAAATAGCGCACATGTGACAGGGTGTAGATTATTAAAGAAGCCACACATCAAGCAATATATACAAGAACAAAAAGATAAGATTATAGATGAAAATGTATTAACTGCAAAAGAGTTACTACATGTGCTTACGAATGCGGCAGTCGGTGATGAAACAGAAACTAAAGAAGTTGTGGTCAAGCGTGGGGAATATAAAGAGAACCCACAAAGTGGCAAAGTACAGTTAGTCTATAATGAACATATTGAACTGATAGAGGTGCCAATTAAACCTAGTGATCGTTTAAAAGCTCGTGATATGTTGGGTAAATACCATAAGTTATTTACAGATAAGCATGATATCAACGGTAATGTGCCGATATTCATTAATATCGGTGAATGGGACGGAGACGATGAGGAATTAGACAAAGCTGTACAAGATGTATCTAATGCTAAACCTAATCATACTGTGATTGTGGATGATATTCCGTTAGAGGATTGAGGAGATTACTTCAACTCCTAAAGGTTATTATTTCATTGTTGAACTGTGAATATATATTATTAAAATATCAAATTAACTACTTTGTATTTTTAGCTTTAATTTTATTATTATTTACTTTTAGCAAAATAAGAGTACAATATTTATGTTGGAATTTTAAACTTCATAGTAGTAAAGGAGTATAGCATGCGTAATTTAATAGAGAAAAAAAGAAGGTTATTAGAACTTTTTGTGCTTTCGTTTATAACAATATTCGGAATAGGATCGCAGTTTTTTTCGAATTTAGCATACAGTCTAAATCAAGGTGTTCTTCAAACATCATTTGGAATAGGATCGGAATATCTTATTATTCCGTCGGTAGTTAGTAATTTTGCTTTTGCAATGGGTGTGCCACTTGGACACATTTTTACTCATAGATTTGGTTTTAAACGTAATTATCTATTTTTTGTTTTTTTATTTTTGTTAGGCTCAATAATGGGGCTATTATCTTTTGACCTGGTAAGTTTATCAATCGCTAAAGTAACTCAAAGTTTCAGTACGGGTGTTTTATTTTTTACCTTGTTACCCAAATTATTTATTACTTTTCCTAGAAGATACCGCAATGTTTTCTTGATGATGGTGGTAGTAGGATTGTTTGGTGCTAATGCTTTAGGTGGTTTATCTGGAAGCTTATCTTTAGAACTTGATAAATGGCATTGGCTTTTTATTATTAATATAATTTCTAGTATGCTTTGCTTGTTGTTAGGTTATTTTTTGTTAACCAAAGAGGAGTATCTCAGAAAGACAGAAACCTATATTAGTAAGTCTGTCATAACACTACTCATTTTAAGTACATTGGCAATAGCTTTCCCAATGTCGATACTAACTCACGCAGGATGGGAATCCGTTTTGGTTTGGGCACCCTTACTTTTAGCGGTGCTTTTTATTATAAATTTTATATTATTTAATGCAAGGTCAGAACATCCGATTATATACTTTAAATCATTACTCATTAAAAAGCCTTTCGTTGGCGCGATTATGGCCATTGCTTCTCATTTAACATTATTAAGTGGCATCGCAGGTATTAATATTTATATTATACGAATTTTAAAGCTGCCATTTCCAATTTCATTAAGGTTTTATGTGTTCTTTTTTGTAGGAGTACTCATAACAGGTGTCGTTAAAATGTTTTTTTATAGCTCAGTTGGCGCTGGTATTCTAGGAACAATTGGGGCTA